TATGAGAATGAGCACTACTATGCTACAGCAGAAGGCACTTATCACAAGTGGAACAAGACCGCTTGGGTAGCCTCTACTACTAGTATTCTTACTCGTGATATTCCTTTGTATGAATGTAATTTAACTATTGATACAGAAGCTACTATTCGTGATAACATTGAACAGATTCTTTCTACAATGGGATTGGCAGAGCTTACATGGACTACTCAGGGTAAATATAAGCTTTTAGTTGAGTACCCCACAAGTGCTGCGGAACAAGCGGCTTTAATTAGCCACAACTTCAATGAAGAGACTATCATAAGAGATAAGATTGACCTTTCTTGGGTTTCTGCTAATGAGCGTGTTAACCAAGCTACTGTTAATTTCTTCAATGAAAATGAAGACTTTAAAGAAGATAGTATCAAGTGGCCACCTACGGGTAGTACTCTTTACAACACTTACCTTACTGAAGACAATAATCAACCTTTCAGAAAGAATCAACAAGTAAGTGGTATAACTGACCCCTACCATGCTCAGGCTGCTGCTGAACAATTTGTGAGAACTTCTCGTAAACAACACATAGTTAAATTTTCTGCGGACAAAACAGGTTTGACAGTAGAACCTGGAGATTTCATAACAGTAACAGCGCCTACTTCTAACTTAACAGGCGAGACTTACAGAGTTGAAAGTATGCAAGTTAATGAAGATTTTACTGTAAACATTGAGGCTGTAAGTTTTGATTTTGAAGAGTTAGCTTGGAATATTGGAAACGATATCGCCTATAGCACGCAACCTGAATATGATTTTGAAATTGATGACGTAACAAGTCTTTCATTAACTGTTGGTAGTAGCGGTAACAATGAGTTCTTTCTAGGCAAACTATCTTGGCAAGACTTGACTAATGCTCCAAACTATGAATATGAAATAAGCTTTAGGCCAACAGGTGTTGGAGATTTTGTAGTCGCTGGTACAACCCGTAACAAAACTTTTGATATTAGTTTTCTTGAGGGAATGGATACGGTAGAATACTGGGACTTTACAGTTAAAGCCCAAAGCCCACTAGGGAGTCGGTCTCAAGGTTCAACTCTTGTAAACCAGTATGTCAATAAAGCACCTGATAACATTGATACACTAACTATTACTGAAGAGCAGTATGTTACTAATAATGCAGCGGGTTTAAAGAACAGAGCTATTATGGTCTGGTCTCCTGCATCAACTGGTGTAACTGCTGCCTATTATGATGTTGAATACAAGAAAACAACAGATAGTGCATTTATTCAAGCTGGTACTGTTAACGTTCCTGATTTTACTATTCCTGACTTAGCTTCAGGTAGTTACGACTTTAAGATAACCCCTTACAGTGTTTTAAACTTTGCAGGAAATCCCTTCTTGTTAACCAAAACCATTGTTGGTTTCTCAGCTGTTCCTGCTGACCCTTCTAACTTTACAGGTAACATTAACGAAGGGCAGATTAACCTTAACTGGGATGTTCCTACTGACCTTGATGTTTTGTACGGTGGCTATGCACAAATTCGTTATCACGTTGATACCGCTTCTGCTGCTAGTTGGGATACTGCTTCAATTCTTGTTGAAAAGCTTTCAGGTGATACAACCAATAAGACGGTTCCTACTATGAAAGGTACTTTCCTACTAAGGTTCTATGACACCCTTGACCAACCTTCTGCTAATGCAGCTGCGTTTATATCTACTTTTGAAGATGCTTCATTTAACGCTGTTACAACTATTGATGAAGATGGTAATGGTTTCTTAGGTGCTAAAACTAACTGTGGTTTGTCTTCAGGTAATCTTGAGCTAGCTACAGGTCAAAGTCAAATGACTTATGAATTCGGCAGTCCTGTAGACCTTGGTGAAGTTGTTACCTCAAGGCTTGTACCTGAGATTACTGCTAACGTTACCCTAGCAGGTGTTCTTGTTGCTGATTATGTAAACGTATCTTTAGTAGATAACTTTGCAGGGCCAACAGCTAACGCTAAAATTGAGGTTCTTGTTGCTACTACTCAAACAGACCCAACAGTAAGTGGTGCGGTTTATACGCCCTTTACCTTGCTGACTATTGGTAGTTATACTGCAAGAGGTTTTAAGTTTAAGCTAGTTATTACAGCAGAAGACTCTAATACTAATATTTCGGTAACAGACCTTAATATTGTTATTGATAAGAAAGACATCATCCGAACAGGCAGTTCAACCTCGCTTACTACTGGCGATGTAACAGTTACATTTGCTTCTCCTTTCTATGGGGGAGTGGGCGGCTCTGGCGCACCTTCTATTGGTATTCAAACCATTGGTGGTGTTGCAGGGGATGGCCTTGTAATAACATCTAGAAGTAAAACAGGATTTGCTTACTCTGTATATGATAACCTTGGAAACAGAGTAGCAAGAACAGTTGACTGGCAAGCAATCGGACAATAGGAGAAACAAATGTCTACAGTTACTATGACACAAGACCCGAATCAAAGTGGTACGGCTTTTGCATCTGACCTTACCGATGCACTTAACGCTTTGAACTCGGCACACTCTGGGGCTACGGCCCCTACACTACAAGTAGTTGCAGGTAAGCTCTGGCTAGATACTAGCGGAGCAAACCCTGTACTTAAAATCTATCGTAATGGTTGGAAGTCTCTGTTCACACTTAACGGCACAACCGTTGATATGTCTATTGACGATATATCAGGTGTGACAGGGACTATTGCAACCTTTAATGCAACAAATATGACAGCTAGTGCGCAGGTCGCAGGGGCTACTGGTGCTTTCACAAGCGTCACAGCCACAGGTGATATGGAAGCAGCTAACTTTAACACAACCTCAGATGTTCGTCTCAAAGATAATATTGAGACTATTGATAATTCTTATGACATTATGAACAACATCCGTGGTGTTAGCTACACAATGTTTGACAAACCTCAAGTGGGAGTTATTGCTCAAGAAGTTGAAGCAGTACTTCCAGAGGTAATCACCCAGAATACTCAAGGATATAAATCAGTTGCCTATGGTAACATGATTGGTGTTTTAATTGAATACACTAAAGACCTAGAGAAGCGCATTACTGCTTTGGAGGAGAAGAAATGCTGCAACTGTTAAGTTTGTTAACCCCTATCTTGGGTGACGTGGTTAAACGCGCCATCCCCGATAAGGACCAAGCTGCAAACATTGAAAAGGAAATTAGCTTTGCTCTTATGAACAACGTTAAAGACCTTGACATAGCTCGTTCAGAGATAATAAAGACCGAAGCTGCTTCTGGCAACTGGTTGACGTCTTCTTGGCGTCCTATTCTTATGCTTATTATCACTGCTATTGTAGCTATGAATTACCTCGTATTCCCTGTCTTGGCTTTGTTCTTAGACACTGGAAAAGTATTCGCACTTGACCTTCCAAAAGAACTTTGGAACCTTCTTACTATTGGTGTAGGTGGTTACATTGTTGGACGGTCGGGGGAAAAGATGGTTGACAAATGGAAACAATAATATGAAACTAACAAACATGTTTAAAAAGAAAGAACAGCCTGTATCTGGATTCAAGTTCGGTGGGCGCTCCAAGCAAAAGCTTGAGGGCGTTCATTCCGACTTGGTCGCAGTGTTTGAACGGGCTTTGCAGTTAAGCGCAGTAGACTTTGGGATTACTTGTGGCCTACGTGCTCAACATGAACAAAATCAACTAGTGGCTACTGGTAAATCACAAACAAAGAAATCTCGTCACCTTACAGGTCATGCAGTAGACGTTGTCTGCTACAAAGACGGTAAAGTTACTTGGGAATTTGAATACTATGGTCGTGTTGCCGATGCTGTAGCGGAAGCTGCTAAAGAGCTAGACATTCCTGTGAAGTGGGGAGCTGCTTGGCTTGCCCCTCTAAACAGCTATGAAGATGCCTTTGAAGCCAAAGGTACCTACGTAGCACTACGTAAGAGTCAGGGCAGAAAGCCATTTATTGATGGCCCACACTTTGAGCTTAACAAGAACGAGTATCCAGCGTAAGGAAGGGAGCCATGTTAGCAGAACTCGCAGCAGCTAATGCCGCATTCGCCATAATCAAGAAGACTGTTCAAAATACAGGCGACTTGGCTAGGGTGGCAACTCAAATGTCTGAATTTGTCGGAGCAAAAACAGAGCTAGAAGCTAAAGTAAACAAAAAGAAAAAGAGCCTATTCGGAGACCCAGAAGCGGTCAATGATATGGAAGAGTTTCTTGCATTAGAGTCTATTCGTAAGAATGAAGAAGAGTTGAAAGAGTTCATGATATGGTCTGGACGCGCTAATCTGTGGAATGATTGGGTGCGATTCCAAGGTCAACAAAGGAAAGCACGTAAAGCAGAAGAAGACAGAAAGGCTAAACTAATAGCCACAATAATGTTTCGTGTAGGTATAGGTCTCATAGCACTAACACTACTTGGCGGTGTTATTGGCCTTATTTTCTTCGCTAGCTTCCTCAAAGGTCTATAAAGAATAAATACTTCGCGATTATGATATACACAGGACAGGTACCCCCACACACCTGACAGTCCTGTATCGGGGGCAGGGCTTAACGGCTCTGTCCACCCCTATTTTATAAGAAGAAAAAATACTTCGCGATTATGGCCTAGGGGGTTCTCTATAGGGATTATTAAGGATTATTAATTATTATAATCTTTAATTATTACTATTATAAATAAATAGAAAGAAAGGTAGCCTTATGGTTAAATTACGTAAGCCTAGTAAGGCTGTCAAACGGTCTGTAGCTGACCCCTCACATAGTTATCACTCACTTAAGCCACTATGGAAGAAATCTAGAAGTGTACTACAGGGTCAAGCACATGCTAAAGCTCATGACGAGTATATAGAAACTGATTATGCTAACTTGCTAATTCCATTTTCTCCTTCTATGTCTCAAGCACAGTATGACTTCTATAAGAGTGAAGCTGAACTTCCTGGATTGACTGCTCAGTACTGTAAAGTATTGATTAGTGCTCTCCTACGTAAGAAGTCTCAGTTTGAAGTACCTGAACAGTTACCCGCTGATATTCAAGAAACAGCTAAGAACTGGATTGAAAAGGATTTCACTCTGGATGGTCAATCACTGTTTAACTTCTTAGATACAGCTATCTGGGAAGAACTACAAACATCAAGAGCATGGGTATTCGTTGATTATCCCAAAGTTTCTGATGCTGAGATTGAAGCAATGATGCCAGAGGAAAAAGATAAGATTAGTCCCTACCCTGTTGTAGTTAAGGCTGAAAATGTTATTAACTTCCAAATAGCAGTTCATCCCGTTACTCGTGCTCGTACTCTTAAGCGTGTTATCATTCGTTATATTGAAGAAGTATTCTCTGAAGAGAACCCTTGGCATCCTGATTATGTTGATACTGTTTGTGACCATTACCTTGACGAACAAGGTTTCTTGGTTCTAGACTACTATCGTAAAGAATCTGGTATGCACGATGTTGAAGTGGTCAATGGTACAGTAACACAAGAATATGAAGACATGATTTCTGGTGATGGTTCTTTTAAGAAGTATGACACTATTACGCCTATGATGAATGGTGAACGTGTTAATCGTATTCCTGCTTGGCCTCTTAACGGTCAGATAGAACCTATTGAACCTGTACTTATGCCTCTCATTGACAGAGAAGTAGCTCTCTACAACAAAGTTAGTCGTCGTAACCACCTACTATACGGTGCTGCAACCTACACACCTATCGTCCAGTCTGATATGACTGACGAAGAGTTTGAAGAGATTGTAAATGCTGGTCTTGGTTCTTGGTTGCGTGTCCGTAAGGACGAGTCTATTACTGTACTTGAAACCCCTACAGCTGCTCTGGCAGATATGGAGAAGGCTATTCAGAGTACTGTAGAAGAAATGGCTAAGATGGGTATCCGCATGTTGTCTCCTGAACAGGCGTCTTCAGGTGTTGCTTTAGAGATTCGCAATGCTTCTCAGACTGCTCAACTAGGAACTCTTAACGCTAAGATTTCTGGCACCATGCAAGAGGTTATCGCCTTTATGATGACTTGGAAGTATGGAATAGAAGTTAACGGTAACGATGTAATGTTCCAACTGTCTTCTGACTTTGCTGCTACTGTTGGTGGAGAAGGTGCTATGCGTCTTGTTTCTGAGTGGTATCAGGGTGGTATTATCTCTCGTGATACTTTCGTTAATATTGCAAAATACAATGACTTCCTTCCTGCTGATTATGATGATGAAGCTGCGGTAGAAGAAATTCAAACTGACCCTCTTGTAGATACTCCTTCCTCGGAGAATCAAGATAACGAAATGGAAATTGAGGAATAACTTTATGAGTAACCCTTATGTACAAATTGTTGCTGGCCTGATAATCTTTTATGTCGGGCTAAAGATGTTTTCTGGTGGTTTTAAAAATCTAGGAAACATGGACCACTTGCAGTGGTTTGTTGCTAATCCAATCTATATGTTCTTCGGAGCAATTATAATGACTCTGGCTTGGCAATCATCTTCACTTTCTACAGCGGCTATTATTGGTCTTGTGGCGGGAGGCGTTATACCTCTCCCCGCAGCCATCGCTGCTGTTCTGGGTGCCAATATTGGTACTACTGGAACTATCTGGTTAGCTGGCTTAATGGCCTCTGACGGTATGCCGAAAGGCGACACACTAAGAATTGCTATCATGCACACAGGTGCAAACCTTATGATGGCAGTAATGCTTCTTCCTTTTGTGCATCACATTGCACGTTTCATAGGAAGATTTGGATGAACCGACTCAAGCAATTTAAAGCTTGGTATTTACTATTAAGAGAAAACCACCACCCAGAGAAGAAAGGGCCAGCTTATAACGTTGGTAACTGTCTTCTTTGGGCGTGGTCTAATAGTAAGTCACACCCCCTCTAACTCTACAATGGTGGACTAGATGAATAGTAATGATAAGATATTTGACCGTATTGTTGACCACATGGGCGATGTACGGTTATACGAAGAAGGTGTGCAACTTCAGAATCGTAGGATTCTAACAAGGCACAAGAAAAATTTAAAAGACTTATTGCGTGGTAACATACGTGCAGACCTAAATAAAGAAATGAATAGGTTTGGCAAAGAACTATCGGCACACAAAGTGGCAAGCCTCAAAGAGTTCTCTACCACACAAATAGACTTTTCAACTAACAACTTATACAAGGAAGTTAAAGGTTGGTATAAAGTACAACGTCCAAGAACTAAAGAGTTGCTTGCAGAAATTACTGGACCCAACATCAAAGGTACTCGTAGTATCACTCAGAATGTTAAGAACATATCCTCTGGAGAACTTGTTCGGATACAATCTAAGGTGAAACGAGGATTAGCAGAAGGTGCTACTCAGAAGGTTATTATTGCTGATGTAATGAAAACCACTAAGATGACTGACCACCAAGTTAAGACTTTAACTCGTACTGCTATAACTTCCACACAAACAACTGCCGTACACAAGGTTATGGAGCAGAACAAAGACGTCTTAAAGGGCTTCATGTTTACCGCTATACTTGACTCTAAGACTTCGCCTATTTGTACGCATCATAATGGAAAAGTTTACGATGTTGACGATAAAAGATATACACCTCCTTTACATTGGAACTGTCGTTCTTCTATGGTCCCTGTACTCAAGAGTAAAGAGGATTTAATTGAAGAGTCGTCGGCTAGGATTAATAAAACAGAACTCAAAAAGAAAGACCCACAAAAGTTAAACGGTCTCCAGCCCAAAGATAAAGGCTATGGTGAGTGGCTTAAAGGTCAAACCTTTGATGTTCAGAAGAAGATGCTAGGTGGCGAAGAACAAGCTAACCTATTTAGAAGTGGTGCTTTAAAAGCTAATGAGTTTGTAACCCCAAAGGGTAAAGCTCTAAGTATACAAGCACTCAGGGCTAGGTCTACCGCAGCAACAGCTGTTTATAAACCAAAGCAGATATTAAGAGACCAAGGTGTCAGGGTAGAAGCCAAGACTCCTAATTCTTTACTAAACAATCCTAAACACAAGTCTGACCTACAAAACATGTTTATCTTAGACTCTAGTGACTATAAAAAGACTATGTCTTTGACAGATTACAAAGGCGTCTCTCTGCAAGGTAAACAAGACTCCCGTAGACGGTTGGGTAATCAGTTTGATGAAAAGAACTTCTCAGCTGACCCTTTAACTGGTGAAGTAAAAAACAATAAAATCTATGACCCTGATTTTAACCTGTATCAAGAGCGTATTGATTTTATGCGTAATGCTAAAGACCTATCTCTTGAACAGAAAGACTTCATTGAAAACATGGCCTCCTCACTTACTGACAAAGTATCTGTCAATCAACAGACAGTTGTTATTGAGAATATGCGGGTTGTGTTTCAACGGTATGCCAAAGACAAAACCCCTTGGGGTGATTTAGCAGCTGTTATGAGAGCAGAGAACAGGTTTGCTGTACAGAACGTTTCAAGACTTCTTGATGTTCGCAGTAGACAGCGTTCAGAAATGTTTGTCTCTTACTTAGCTAAGGATAAGCCGCAAGTTCAAATTATGGGCAAGTATTATACCTTAGATGATTTACAGAAAAACTTACTTAAAGACCAACGTTACATTGATGCTTGGAGAAGCAAAGAAGGTACTAAGCTAGCTAGAAAGCTTTACTTCAAGGGCAGAGCGCCTATGAATACTTACTTTCAAAGTCTGTATACTAAGTACCCTACTAAAGCAGAGTTCAAAGACAAGCTGCTTGATAATGTAATACCTCTTCGTAAGGAATACAAAGCCTTTAAGAAGCGGTTTAACAGAGAACCTTCTGACTCTTGGTATACTAAGAAGATGACTAGTATACGTTCTTCTTATCGTGGTATCGTTGACTTAGAGTTTCTTAATCGTAAGCCAAAGCCTTCTTCTAAGATAATGAATGACGATGCTTTGAACAGCATTACTAAGTCTGTTAAGCTAATTACTTCAGGACAGTCTACAGACTATGACTCTTTAGCTATTGCTATTGGTAAACAGTTTGAAAAGGACTTTGGCAAGTTATTGCCTATTGATACAACCTTAAAGAGCTATCACAAAAGCGGCTCTAAGATACTTAAAGAGTTTCAAGACCAAGGTCTCATTAAGGTTTCATTCAGAGGTAAAACCCGTAGAGGCGTTCTTGACTTAGACACAGGTAGAGCCTCTGGTGGTTTCGCCGATACTATCTCAAGAGAAGTTACAATCATTGATAAGAATCTGCTCAAGCTACAAGAGGCTGAACGTAGGACTGTTATTGCTAGAAGACTAGGGACTGTAGAGCCTCGTGATAGGCTTTATGTCCAAGCAGGTAAGAAAACTTTTGTTGATGCAAGAGGTAATGATACTAACATACCTATTATCTCTGCTGAGAAGTTTCCAGACTATGACCCAAAACAGATTGACCGTGATATGGCCAATATGATGAATCATGTTAGCAATACGGAGTATCAGGTTGATGGTGAGTTTTTTGACTTTATGGACGATGTGGTGCGGTTTCGTGACCCTAGAGGTAATAGTAAGTACTATGACTCTATCAATGAATTGCGTCATGAAATTTTAGCTCGTGGTGAACAAGGCTATGGTATGATGACTACTGCTAAGTGGCATAGACAACGTAACAAACCTTTCAAAACTAATGTATTTATTGACTCTCGTGGTCGTGTTTATCATCGGGGATATCTAACCCCTACAGGTGGTGAGCTTGTAAGACCTTTCTTAGACTCTGGTCAATCACTCAAGATGACCCCTTTAGCTATGCAAGAACTAAGAATCCAAGTAGGTGCCATGATTGGTCCTGCAACTGAGGCTCTTACTCAAGCTGGTAGGTTTGCTATCTTTGAAAGAAACAAAGACTCAGTATTAGAACTGGGTGAACTATTAATGAAGAAAACCCAACGCGATAGGCGTATGAGGGAATTCTTAGAACATCCTCTAATCAAAGGCCATGAAGGACCACACGTCCCTAAAATGGCTAGGTTTGCTTTAGAATATGCTCGTATACACAAAAAGACTGGTGGCAAGTTTGATGCTGCTAGTCTAAGTAAATACCAGACACGTTTAATGATTGAGAACGATGCTTCCTCTAGTGGAGCACAAATCATTGGATTGTCTACAGGTGACAGACAGATATCTATGGTAAGCAACGTACTAGCAACTCCCCAGAAAAACCGCTTATACGATATTATTGCTCAAGATACTATCAATGACCCTGACTTTCTTAAAATACCTGCACTAAGAGACGCTGGACTTACTTGGGAAGAACTTGCCAAGG